TAAGCATATTTTCTAGTTCTTTTCTTTCTTTTTTAGCTTGCTCCATCATTGATATACCTGTTTCTGTAATTTTATCTAAACCAGATAAATCTGCAGGCATCATGCTCATGCCTATAGCCGCTGCGCCTTGTATTAAAGCGGTGTTTGGATTATAATTTATTGCTTGTTTTTTAGCCATGTTTATTTATTATTTTTATAAAACTCTTCTTTTAGTTTCTGGTTTCTTCTAGCATTTGCAGCAGCTTGTTCAATTGTTGGGTTTTCAAATGTAGGAGCTGGAGCTGCTCTTCTAGTACTACCACCATCAGGACCTGTTATCATGCTTATTCCTAACCCTGCTATATCGCCAAAAGCAGACATTTGATTTTGAAGAGCTTGTTGTCTTGCTAAATTAGCGGCAGCTACTCTTTGTTGTGACATACCTAGCATTGTACCTGTTTTTTGGTATTCTAGACCTCTAGATGTTTCTTCTCCAGATAATCTTTGCATTTCAGCTTGATAAGCCCCTTGCATTCTAAGTCTATTTGCTTCTTCAGCACCCTGCATTCTAGTAATCTCTGCTTGCTGTCGCATACGTCTAGCTTGATCAGCTCCTTGTGCTGTTAATTGTTGTATTTGAGATTCTTGTGCACCTATAGAAGCAGCTGCTCTTTGAGCTTGTAGTTGACCTTGATTAGCCATAGCTTGAGCCAAACCAGCAATACCACTTCCCCCAGCAGCACCTCTTAAACCTTGTAAAGTATCAGCTTGCTGTTGTTGAAACATTTGTTTTTCAAATTGAGCTTGTTGTTGATTAACAGTCATATCTTCAAAAACGTTTTCAAATTGTGTTTCTATATTAGCATATGGATTTTGAACAAACTCATAAGGATTTTTTACATCAGCATATATATTGCTAGTATCAAGCTTTTCGTAGTCACTCATTCTTCGTCTATATTCTTCTTGAGCTTGTTTTTGCTCTCTTATTCTACCTGATCTTCCGCTAAAACCAGCTATAAGTTTTCCTACCGCGCCAACACCGCTAATTATTGCGCCTACTGTAAACGGATCAGCAAATTTTAAAGGTGATTTACTCATATCTTTTCGTTTTTATTATTTTATATTTATTTATAATCACAGTTTTTACTTTTTATTTACTACTGTTAGAGTATGTTATACCGGCATTAAATAGCTCTGAACCTGTATTTATAGCACTATTTCTAAATTCTACTAACGCGTAATAACCTAATACATCAGATTGATTAGCTTTATTATTTTTACTAAACATAATAAAACTACCTTGAGTATTAACAAGAGTTCCATTACCAACAGTACCTTTTAAAGGCACGAAATCAGTGGGTTCTATACTAACAGCGTTAGGATATGCTTGTGCAGCTACACCATAACTATAAGGCTTTAATGGATCTGCAACAACAGGAAAAGGTAAAGTAGTTGTATTTTGAGGTTCGTAGTAAGTTGTTCCACTATTATCTATTATTGTAAAACCACTTACAGCGATAAAACCATTTATTCTACCAGGTTGGTAATAAGGATCATTAGTAGGTATTGCTGCATATCCGTCAGATATCCAAACATTTTGATCACCGTCTCTTACATATCTAAAAACTACATTAACAATATTTTCTTGTTGATTAGCTTGAAGATATATAGGTAAAGGGTTTGGCATGTTTGCAGCTAACGCAGCTGAATTTTGACAAGTAGCACAAGAGTGATAATTAGTAAAATCAAGAGGATATATATTAGCAACTGTTTGATATCCAGCTATAGCACCTGTACCTGTAATAAAGTTGTATTGATAAGTTGAACCACCTACAACAAAATTATTAGCGTAAGAATTATATAAAGCCTGACTCATATTACATATTATAGAATTAGTTGAACCATCCCAGAATATAATCTCTTCTATTTCACCAATTTTTATAATATCTTCTCTAATAGAAGTTTTATGTGGAGGATAACTTGTGCCATGAGCGTTTGATAATGCTGGTATAGTCCCATACCAATTACTAGTTCCAGGAGGCGGTACCGCTGTTGGATTACTAAAGTAAGCAATATCACCTACTTGAACTGATTCATTTAATTTATGTGAAAATGTAAATTGTACTATAGGCATTTTAAATAACTTTTATTGTAACTGTTTTTTCATCACTAGAATTCGTACCGTCACTCATTGTAAATGTAAATATATCTTCACCTGTAAAACCAGGATTTGGTGTATATGTAAAAGAATCGGTTGAAGTAACATAATCACCAACTAAACCATTTGTGGGTTTTTTCACAACGGTACCTGTTTTGTTTGCGCGGTTAGCATCATAATCATTTTCTATCATATTTATAGTTACAGCTGTATTTTTTTTAGTAGACACGCTTTTATTATATGCATTTGGTTTAGATGTTATTAAATTATCTAAATTTAAAGTATAAGTAACGTTAGCATCGCCAAATTTAATTGGTTTAACATGTGCTTTTAACACTATTTGATCAGCACCACTAGTATCAAATCTTACAACTCCTGTTATTTGGTTTTTATCATTATCAAATTCAACTTCTGTACCATTAGGAATATCTTCATCTGCCATTAATCGTATTTCAGCTTGTTGCCTAGAGTTGTTATTTGTTAAAACCTCTGACACTGAGTTATAATATCTTTTTTCAAATCTAAGAGTTGTATTGTTTTTAATAATTTGTCCAGGTATAATAGTAATTGTTTTATCACAATCAACTCTTGCGAGTATAGTTCCGCTTTCTACATCTCCATAAACATGCATACCTGCAAACAAATCGTTAGTATTATTTATTTTAATTCTTGTGGGTATTGTTTGACAATTACCGTCTAAAACATTATTATTTTCGTCTAAATTAGCCACAAATTCTCTATCATAAACAACTTTAGCATACGCTGTCATACCGTTTATTAATTCATGCGTTGTGTTTGTGTTTTCTGTAAAACTACCATCTGCATTTCTAATTCTAGCACCATCACTATTTTCAATAGTACTAGTTGTTCTAGTGGTTAAATGGTCTAAAGTATAAGTATTAGTAGAACCTTTAACGTCGTCGCCACCTCTATTAACTAGTTTTTTTATTAATGTGTTAGAACTAATATTATCATTAAAATTTGTACTTTTAACATAAAGCTTACCAGCAGAATCTTCTGGGTTTTCTGTAACTGTTAAAGTGTAAACTGAAGCTGCTCTGTTATTTTTTGATCTAGCCGGTCCAGTTATTTCCAAATCATCAACACTAGCAATAGATAAAGCTGGGGATGTTTGTGAAGTTGTTTTAGTAACAGTTATAACTGGATCTGCTATTTGCTCTATCAACATTTTAGTTACAGAGTTTAAATAAACGTCAGCCGCGGGTGTTATTTCTATGCTATAAGTTTCTTTTGTTTTGGTAAAACTACCATCAGAAATAATAGATGGAAAATCTTGAACAATAATATATCTACCACTTTCAGGTATTGAAACATTTTCTACTTTTTCTCTTAATATATTACAACCAGAACTATCTTTAACTGTTAGCGAAAAAATAGCACCAGCTGTACCAAATATATTTATTCTTTTTCTTTCACCTTTAGGATCTATAAACCCAGCGTTACCTTTAATAGATTCTATTGTAAATACATTTATTTCTTTTGTTTTACTAGTATCATTTGGATCTTTTCTTTTTAGCCAAAATTCAGGTTGTAAATAATCGTCTTCTCTCCTACCGTTATTTTCTACTTCACCACCACTAGTAGTAGTTGTGCTATACATAGTTCCGCCACCGGTTGGTTCACCGCTTGGGCTTTCGCCTTCACCTCGACCACCTTCAGCTCCTCCACCGCTATATTCAGAATCGCCATTTGGATAATATAATTTATATATATATGGATTAAAAATCATTTATTTATTATTTTATAATTACTATTTTATTACGGAGTTGGGCCTGCTATTTTTATAACACAAACACTATCTATAAAAATTTTTTGTTCATAATAACCATCAAGTTGTATAATTAGCAACTCCCGAATAGGATCATTAGGTGTTGGATATTGATTTGTATCGGCTACAGTAAATTCTATTGTAAAACTTGCAGTTGGAGTAGCAACACCTGTTGAAGGGTTAAAAAGTGAATCATCAAAATCAAAACTAGCAACTGGTAAAGCAGTACCAAAACCTGGATGATGTTGTAATCCATACACATCGTTACTGTTTGGAGTATTAGGATGTGTCCAAGGAAAACTACTTTGCATCACCTGAAGTCTTCCTTTTGTAGTAGGCGAAGAACAAGCGTTTGCCCCAGCACCACCACAAAAACCAACACCACTTGCGTCATATATTTGAGATATATTTACAGTTACTTGATAAGTATTTTTTGTTAACACTTGCATCATTGTATAAATACCTGAAGCCCAGTTGTAAGCTGGATCTGGTGTTCCTGTAATACCCATAACTAACTGTGCTGGGTTGTTTGATTGGTTTTGTATTATTTCAGTTACATATGAGTTTCCGGTTGGAGCACCGCCTGTCATGCTGTAGCTTTTCCAAGAAGGATAAAACCCAATAGGTCCACCTGCACTTATCACTGGAGATGTAGGTGGTTGGTTAGTTATAACGTTTTGCATTGCTGATCTCCATTGATTATTTGTGTATACAGCCTCAGTATAAGTGGTAGTATCTTCAATCCAAGGTAAAGGACCAACACCTAAAATATTAAACTCATAATCATCTATTATGCTACCGCCAAAACTACCTTCACACGCTATTGGAGCGTATTGACAATTACTAGCAACATGCAACGTTGCAGTAGGGTCATAATTAGTAGCATTTGGATCCATACATCCACTTACTTGACTGCTAATACAACCACTATAATATACACCCCCATAAACATATCCATTGTTACAACTATATAAATTAGGAAAATTTATAGCTGGAAAAGATCCTTGTTGTACAGGCACGCAACCACTTACGCTACACTCCCAACCATTTAAACCAGTATTTGTGTTACATTCACATGGATGATACCACAGTCTTGATGAACCGCAAACATTATTATTTTCATCATCTAAATAAACACCATTAGCATCATACGCTGTTATTATCATAGTAAATTGATACTTACTACCACTAGGAGATTGTGGGCCTGGCCCAAGAGCCCCAGGTCCTAAATCCATTTGTTCTCTAGTAGGTTCTACCGTGTCCCATATTATATATTGATTACCTGTATATTGTGTTGGATCATCAAATAGTAAACTATCTGAATCAATCGAAAAACCGCCACCAGTACCATAGTAAGCAACTTTAACATAAGCAGCATCTGTAGGTATACAACCTAAGTAATGTCTAACGGCGCCTTGATTAATAACATAACCATCTGGTTCGTATGGTTCACACCTATTTAAACACATGTTGTCTATTATATCTGTTGGGCCCAAATGACCAAGCCAAGCGTCGAAATTTGTAACTGGTGTTTGAGAGCAAGGACCTATATTAAAAGTAGTTGAAGAATTATAAGGATATGTTATAGGGTTAGTACAAGGTCCTGTTATTACAGGGCATTGAGCTAAATTAAAAGGACCATATTGATACTTACAAGCATCACCGCTTAATTCTGTTATTTCAAATATATAATCACCAGGTGTTAAACCTGTTACAGGAGTTGTTGCTTGTCCTTGACCGTAAGCAAATGGATCATTATATATAGATGTAAGATTACCTGAATTATCAAGCTCAAACCACTCTACAGTATAAGCTGGATTAAAAGCTGTCCAATTACTAGAACCAAGTGTTAAAGCGCTACATCTTAACTCTCCGTTATCACAAGCTGGATAATTACTTGGTTGCACGTCGTAAGCTGTAAACTCATGAGGCGTGGTGTTAGGCCCAAGATAAGATGTGTAAGGACCTGTTGTAGGACAAGCTGGGACTGGAGGTAAAGAACAATTTATTGTAAAACCTACAGAAGTTGTACAGCCTAAATCATCAGTAACTATTAACGTATAGTTTCCTGGGAATAAAATATTACCAGAACTATCTGTACCACCAGTTGAAACAGGTGTTGTTGAATTAAAAGCAAGTACACTCGCAACGTCAAAAATTTCATAAGTCCAAGTAGCACCAAGTGTTATAGCTGTAATACTAATTTCACCATCATCATAACAATTAGATGTTCCAGGTACATTTGTAGCGTCTGTAGTTGTTGTGCTTAAAGTTGCTGGCGTACAAGGTTGACAAACAGATAAACAATCTAGTAAAGCATTAACACCAGTAAACGCTCCAGATCCATCGTTAGGATCTATACATTGACCTGTTATACAGTTATATGTTTCAGGAACAGGTGTACACGGTGAATTAACATCTGCATAACACGCGGCTTCGTCAGCATAAGCACCTCCTAAACCTTGTATTTCTACACATGTAAAGCTAGGAGTACTTGTAGCTATTGGTTTTGCATCTGCAAAATGTTGTAGCCAGTTTTCAGGAAAACCAGGCCCAACAAAACCCATACCGGCCGGAGGATTATTAGGATAAATAGCTGCTAGAAAATCTGCTCTACTCATACCATGATAAAAAGCTGTTGAATCTACATAGGTTGCAAAATCTTCTATAATTTCAAATACAGACTCAAAACGTCTTTGACCACATTGATTTACTTGATTTGATGAAGATATAAATGGACCTGTAGAGCTAGAAATATTAGGACATTCTACAACATATGACGAGGGATATTGTCCAATTTGGGGATTGTTCCAAGTATTATACGCTGGGGCGTTTGGAAAAACATCAGGGTTTGTAATAGGAAAAAGCACGTAACTAGAGCTACAAGCGTAATGTCCTTGCGCGTTATCCACACCATTAACGTAATTATAACCTGGACCTGGTGCGTTGTAGTTAGTATTACCTGGTGGATCTAATATAATAGTATAATAATCTCCAGGATGTTTTGCTTGATTAACTGGATCCCAGAAAAAATCTTGTACTTGCTGAGTTGATTGAAACGTTCCTAAAAAACTTCTAGGTACACCCCACTGTCTTGAACTATAATAACACCCAGTACTACAAGGATTTTGAGCTGGTAAACAATCCCAAGAAGTAAAACCACCTTGTAAAGTAGTAATACCATGTGTCTCATCTATTCCTTGATATGAAAATTCTTTAGTATCTATATTTCCAGCAGTTGTATCATCTAACCACTCAGTGCTTTGACCTTTTATCTCAGAAAACCATTTACCTTCTTTATTTTTAAACGTTTGTGTATCACCTTCCTGTAAATTAGTATGTAGATTACTAACGTACCAACCGTCTTTATGTACATCATCCCAATAATCATCTGTGTCATAGTTTTCTAATATACGAGATTGACTACCTTCATAATTTAAAGAGTGGAAAGTTTTTACAGTTCCTGGATCTTCGTTAAAAAGAACTTGAATACTAGAATCGTACTGATCACCATAAAAATTATTTATATCAACTTGATCTGAATGATGTTTGTGTAAATCACCATGTTTAAAAGAATAATAATTATTATTTAAACTAAGTCCATTTTCTTGAAACCAAGATTTAAAACTTACCCAACCTTTAGATATTTCAGAAAAAGTAATAGTTGTATTAGGTAAATCTGGAACAATTTTAGAAGAAGATATTTTTGTTGACCAATAAACAACACCACCTGCTGAATAAGGTGAATAATTACCAAGGTTTTGTGATAAGTTTGCTATAGGTGGTTTGTCTAAATCTACTTGACATTCACCACCACCTAAAGTTGTTTTACTAACAACAATAGTATTTGGAGATATACCAGGTCCAGTAATAGTATAATTGACTTGTATATTATCAGCGTCTTTACAATCAAGTATTAATCTAGGTTCTGGAGTGTAAGGTGGATTACCAGTTTTTGAACTACCTAATATTTTAGCATTATAAACATTATAGTTATAATAATCTACACTTAAGTTATATTCTTTTTTCTTATCATCATAACTTCCAATTATTCTATTAGAGTTTGGTAAAATATCTGAAAAGTAGTCTTTCATACCATAATCTGATATAGCTGTTAAGCCATCTTGTGATAATCTTATAACAGCTCCTCTTGTTTTATCAGTAAAATAAGTTCTATAAGATTCTGAAGCAAAAGACTCTGGATTTTTTGATATACCATATTCACCTAATAATGGCGTTGCTTGTCCTAAAACATTTTCAGTAGATATAAGATTAGCGTTTCCATCAGCGTTAAACAAAGCGTCTTTATTAGCTAATATTTTAAATACTTTATCTTCACAAAGAGTTAATAAATTAGTATTTCTTGAGTGAAGTTTTTGTATTGTACCGTATTTTGGGTTTAAATCTTTTGTTATTTTTTCAGCGGCAATAAATTGATTTAAATTATTTATACCAGACATAGAATTATATATACCTGAATAAATTAAACCACTACCTCTTCTTTCTTCAGCATAAGTTTCTTCTAATACAGTTGAAGCTTTTGGTCCGTTATCTATAGTAACTTGATTAAAATCATCACGTATTCTATCAGACTCAACACCATTACCAAATGAATAACAATTATGGAAAGGAAGCACGGCTTCATAATTATGAACATCTGGAGCCAAAGCGTAAGCAAAATTAAGAGGTGCTAACTCTATAACTTTAGTTGATGTAACACTACCATCCGCTCTTGTAAAGTATAATATATCGTTAACAGCAGGAGTAACAGAAACTCCAGGTAAAAAAGTAACAGGGTTTCCATCAGAATCTGCTAATGATATAAAAGTCATATCTCCAGGTAAAGTTGGAGGTGTTTGTAAACTAGGTCCTTGCGTAGCAATATTAACTCTAATATCTTCTCCACCAGCATTTGATACTAAGGTTTTCCAAGGTCCAGTTGGAGGAACCCAACATGAAACTCTAGAATTTTCAATTATATTATCTTTAATAGGACCAACAAATTGCTCTACAGTATTTTCGTTTAGTTCTATAGGGTATACTTGTCCAATTTCGTGATAAATATCTAAACCAATATCTTCTTTAGGCTCTGTTTCCCATATAGCTGGGTTTGTACTAGAGTATTTTTCATCTTCATAAGAATTAAATTTTGATAATACTTGCCAAGTACATGATCCCGGTGGAGGTGAAGATGGATTACTACCACCAGTACCTTCAATTACTTTATAATAAGGAACATAAGAATGACTTTTGTTAGTGGTATCACCAGTTGTAATAGTCCAATTAGGACCAGGATATTTATAACCAGAATGCACGCCATCAGGACGTATACCAGGCGCTGGAGTACCAGGTAGATTAGGATAGTTATTACTAGCATTGTCAGCAGTATTAGCAACACCAGCTAGAGTTAATACAGAAAAATCACTAGCAAAATGAGGGTGAAGATCTGGATCGTTTGTTGGTAAGTATAAATGTTGGTGACCAGGATTAGTAGCACTAACATCTGCTGGAGCTTCACCTAAATTATATCTTTCACCTGTAACTGTATTTCTTTCTAAAGATTTTGCAAAAAATTGAAATCTTCTTCTTTTGTTATAAGGTTTACCCCAATCTCTAGTCATCATAGGCCATTTTCCATAATTACCTAAAGCAGGAGCTATACCAATACTATTATGGTTATGGGTAAAACAGCTTTCTGAATAGATACTGCTAGTAGAGGCACCACTACTGATGTTATAAGTTGATCTGTAACCCATACCCCACTGTTTACAAGCTAACATGTCTACGGTATGAGGATCTTGTCCATCAGAAAGTGTATCTGCCACATCTCTTACAGCTACAACAGAGCAATTCTTAATAGCATTAACTCTCATTCTATTTCTCATAACCTGCCCAGCGCTATCATCATCAAACCACCACCACCAGTTCATATAAGTACCACCCGCTCTATGAGCTCCAGAACCTGTGTGACTATAAATAGGAAAATCTTGAAGAGGATTATCTATAGGATATTCTCTTAAAGAACAATAATTATATAAAGCAACTCCAAGTACGTTCTGGCCTTCAGATTGATCAAAACTATTATAATGCCAAAGTTGATCTGTAAAATTAATAGGTTTAGTATAATCAAAATTACCTAAATTAGGCGATTGCAAAGAAGCTGGTGGAGAGTTTTGATAATCAAAAACACCAGAGACGGCTGGATAAGGAACGACATTAGAGTGATAAGTTTCTCCTAATAAAGGCGCGTTGTAACTCGCGTTATATTGTAAAGTTTGATAAACACATTGACCCGGATCTTCTTTCCATCTCCATATAGTACCTGGTGTAGTTATAGAGTTTATAAATTCTATGTCAGCTACATGTGTTTGGGCTGTATTGTTAGAATATTCAAAATAATTATTTGCACTATCGTTGTAATTACTAGAGGAAGATTCTATAGAACCAATACCAGAATATGATAAATGAACTACATTCTCATGTATACCAACAGAAGGAACTATACCGCTATCTTTTTCAAAATTTTTAGGAGTATTCATATCTGAATTACAATGTATCATACTAACTCCTTCTGAACCAGTGTTTCCATTAGAAACCGTAAAATCATAGACTAATTGATTCCAAGGTCCTTTAGCGTCAGTTATTCCTAAATAATTATGCCAAGTATTACCATCACTACCTATAGTAGAAGTTCCTTCTAATTGCATTTGATTTAATGGACCAAAATCACTTGTGTCAGAACTATCATAAAACTCTCCTAAATTTCCACTAAAAGTTGATGTAGCAACTAGTCCAGCTTTAAAAGTTTCGTTATAAGTAGTTCCTCCGTAACTGTAACTACCAAGAAATCCGTGATTTACTTCGTTTAAACTATCTTTTTCATGGTGAGTTCCATAACCGCTCCAACTAAAATCTGGATGGTTTGCCATTATTTTTCCATAATTTTTCCAAGCGGCTTTAGATCTTCTAAAACCTTCTATCTTATCAATAAACCAACCAGAAGACTGTGATTGTAAACCGTTTGTATTAGTAGATGCATTAAAAATACCAGAAGGATCATTATCTCCAAAACTAGCTTTCTTCCAATATTCTTTACCTTGACCTGGATCACCAGTACTCCATCTAGACTCAGCTATACCACTATCGTTGGTAGATATTTTATATAATTGATTTTCAAAAGAAGGGCCAATAACACCACCACTAATACCATACCAATCATTAACATCTATATCAGCCATTCCAGCTTTTTTGTATTTGCTACAGTCTGAAGGTGAAATATATTGAGCTTGCACCGCACTTGTTACATAGTAAGAAGATCCAATAGTAGAATCTTCTTTTATTATTGAATTTATTAAATTAACATCTTTTTTTATTTTAGCAAAAAATCTACCATCAAACTCAGGTCTATTTCTAACTTCATTTCTATACAAATGCATTTCAACATTTGAATACCTGTCTATAAAAGCATCTGGGCCTAAAGAAGCCGAAGTTATAGACATATCATCTTCAAATTGTTTTGCAAACTCTACAATATAACTACCATTACCACCTGCGCTAAAAGTTATATTTTTAATTTCATACATAGCACTAAAATCATTATTAACTTTAGCCCTCATAAAGAACTCTCCATAGTTTTGTAAATAAAGAGTACCTTGTGTTCCTGGCTCCATAGCTCCAGGCGTGCCAGTTGTTGTTGAGCTAGAAGGGTTTGCCCAACCTAATTGTTCAAAAGCAATTTTATCAAATCTTACTTGGGTATTTCCTGGTAAAGGAAAGTTTGATATTGAAGATCCTAATTTCGTACCATCATCTTGAAAAGTACCAGATACATATTGTCTTGTTTTTATAAACAAAGGAGCTTCGTTTTCAATAGCAATTATTTTATATCTTACATCTTCAGGTGTAAAAACATCTGTATCATGTTCTTTTTTAAGTATTAAAAATGTTTCTAAATCTACTTTATTTCTTTCAGATGAAGGAAAACTCAACCAAATATTACCATCTTCAGCATTGTACCAACGATCCATTGCTAAGTTGTAATATTCATTTGAAGTTTCTTTAATAAAAAACTTAAAATATTTAGCCCACTCTGGTTTTATACTTTTAATTTGAGCTGATAATTTAGTTGCTTTATCTGCAAAAATCTTTTTAACTGTTATAGAATTATCATTTATAATACTATCAGAAAAAACAGGGGTTTCTCTACCAAACTCATCTATATAAACAACACCTACTTGATAAGTTCTTAATGTTTTTATTGATTTAGCTGGTCCGTAAGGAGATACAGAGTCAGTACCGGCATAAAAAGGATTAAGTTGAGTTGGTATAGTGTCTCCAACAACACCTTCTTTTATTTTAACATCTACATTTACATTAATATTTTCTTGAGCTGTTAAACTACCATATAAAGGACCATAGTCTTCTAAAGCTGATGATATAGTTCCTTCCCTATTTGATAAATCATAATTTTGTAAATAATTACCATAAACTATTCTATTACCAGTAATTTCTTGAGCTAAGGCTTTTCTAGGTACATTATCATAATTACGTAAAAGTTGATTAGAAGGTAATATACCATGTATTAATTCAGATGTTATTTCAAGAAAACCTTTCGTTCTTTGATTACTACCTGCAGGAACTACTTGATTTTTAGATATAGCATTCCACTCATCATGAACACTATAAAACCCTGTGTTTACAGCTTTTTTAATAGTTTTTATAGAATAAACATTTGGAGAGTTTGATTCTTTATATAAAATATCTATAGCTACAACATCATCTGGTATTAATCTTTCATGAACAAAATCTTTAATAGCTAAATACCTTACATTATTTACCATACCAAGATTATAACCTTCTTTGTTTAAATAATCAAATTCTCCAGGTAAAAAAGCTACTTCTGTAAAAGGTGAATAAGTAGAATACTCACCATCTTCATATTTATATCTATAAGCAAATCTAGGAAATTTAAACTTGAATAGTGGGTCTGGTAATTCTAACTTTACTTCAAAAACATCTAAATCATTAGTTATATTTGGATCTTTTTTTATAATTTCTAAAGTATAAAAATTACCATTAAAAGATTGACTAACAATTTTTGCTCTTATTTCAAAAACTTGATTATTACCTGTTGTAGTTATAAGTAAAGTATCACCAATTTGAAAATCGGCAGGCGTGTCAAAAACAGGATGATTAGCGGGGTTATTTAAAGGTGCTAAACCAGCTACACCTATAACAACGTTTGTATCAGAAAAAATATTTCCAGAAGCTGATATAGTTGTTGATATTTCTATTGAGTTATTACCGTCAATATCTTCTCTAGTTGTACTTTTAATTTCGAGTAGAGGAGGTGTTAAAGGTGGTTTTTTTATAACAGTTATATGTTCTTGTTTTAAAAGTTTACCAGAATCTATAAAGTCATCACCGGTAAACGTAGACGAACCTGTAACATAATGTCTTACGAAAAGCTTTGTAGGAGTACTAAAATTAGTAGTACCCATTTTACATCTTTCAATATGTATTCTTTTTGGCTCAGAATTATTATCTGTCCAAAATAACATATCATCTATAATATTTATACCTGTTATTAAAAAAGATTTATCAAAATTTAGAGTTCTTCCACTATCAGTGTTAGCGGGTGTACCTATTGGAAATATATCAACAACAACTGGATGTATTGTTTCTTCTACGTAATTATATTCAGCTATAATATCTTTACCTTGACCACTAGCCATCCAGTATATTTTATCATTTTTTTCATCAGCTATACTACCTACGCAGTATAAATCTAAATTCATACTCATAAAATTAGATATAGCCTCTGTACCCATAAGAGTTTGAACCGTACCCATGTTAGATCCTTCTGATGTGTTTATTTCTATATTTAACGCATCTCTATATTCACCATTAGGCACTAATCTTTCATCAAGATCTTTGTTCATTCGACCTTGATAAAACTTGTGATTCAATTCAAGCATATTATATTAATGTTTTATTTGTTTTGATTTACCTCTAAATATTTGAGTAATTTCTTCTATTTTAATATTTGATAGTCTTAATTTTGCTTTTCTAGTTTCAGCAAATCTTTCTTTTTTATATCTTCTAATTATATACTCTGGTATATCTATTCTAGCTGACATACAACCATAAGCTATCCACTTGTATATAGCTTCTTCAGCAAATTTATGTACTTGCATTTCATGATCTCTTCCTAAACTATCGCTTATATACTTTAATATCACAGTTTTTCCTGAAATATTAGAGCTAAAATGTATTTTTCCTTCAGAACAATCTATATAGTAAGAACCATTAACTTGAGAGTGTTGTGGATCTAAACCATATCTTCTACCTTCATTTGGCCAATATATATCGTTTTGATAATCTTGATAATCACTAGTATTGTTTTGAGAAGGTGTGTGGCTTTTGTATTTATCCCAAGTATCAGATATTCTAGTATAAGATACAAAATTAACATTTTCAGAAGTACCTGACGCTGTAGAATCTTCTGAAGTTGTTATTACAGCTCCGTTTACATCTATAACAGTTGTATTGCTAGGAAAATCTTCATGAGATACTTTCATACCAACTTTAACCGCTGAAGCATCGCTAGCTGAAGCAGCTGTAATTTTATCTAAAGCACTAACCCAAGTTAATCCAGTTAAAACTAAAGATGTTTCTACTTGTTCTAACAAAAGACCATTATTAGTAAAAGTTAATGTTTCATCACCTGTATAAGTAGCTACTATTAAAGCATCAAGCGTTATAGTTGTTACGCCAGAAGTAGTTGAGGTTGCTTTTATAATAGCTTTAGATCCTGGTATATTTGTAGCTGAAACATACATACCAACAACAACTTCACTATATTCGCCGTCTAAAACTATAACATTACTACCATTGGTTAAAGTACCAATAGCTTGAAATTTATATTCTCCATCATCATTTTGTTTTATTGGTCTAGGATTAGAAGTTTTACTAGTAGGATATATTATATGCTCAATACCACTATCGTCACTCCAAGATAACTTTACATAATTAACATAATCTTGTGGTAAAGGCATTACTAAAGACGGTGGTATTTCTATTTCTTGTGTTTTACAAGATTTAAAAGTATCAAAACTTAATTCTTGCAAAGCTCTATGGGCATGAAAACTAACATCACTTCTTAAAGTTTTAGATAACAATTTGTTTTCTCCAACATAAGTAGCCATAAAATTATCAATAACATCGTCTAACGATATAAATTGATAACCTCCAAAATCATTACCACTATAATATTCTTGCTCTGTTTGATTTAATAATCCCATTTATATTTTTTCTTTTTGAGTTTTTAAATTTTGTAAACCTTGACCAACGTTTACTATTTCTGGATTTTTTATTGTAATACCAGCTAGTGTTAATATTTTATATACTAAAGTTATTTCTTCCGAAGGGTGTAGTTCAAAATCTACTGAATGTGTTGGGTTATAAAGTGCTTGTTCGTCAACAACGTTATATCCCCAAAAAACTTCATTTGGTTCTCTAGCTATTTCAACTTTAATAAGCAAAGGGTTAGTAATAACACCGTTAGAATTAAAAGCTTCTATGTCTTTTTGATTAGCGCCACTTTCTCTATATATAGGATTACGATCTAAACCTTTTCTATGAAATGTAGAATTAAATAAATTAGAAGCTTCTACATGATCAACTTTTCTAGCTTCTAATGGAGTTGGACCTGCGCCAACGTAAACTTTACCAGTTCTATAATTTGATGGAAAAGCTTGACCAGCTACTGGAGAAACTGTAGTTATAAAAGGTCTAAGTTTATTTCTAATTAACTCTGGTATATCAGAAAAAGAACCTTCATCACTCATTTCATTTCTTTTTGCTTGATCTAAATCATAAAAATATTGTTCAAATATAGTCATTTGTGCTTGATTAGCAAATAAATTAAACTCTTGAGGTGTTATATAACCTCTTTGTTCTTTATTAGCTAACGCTAAAACTCTTTGATATATAGTATCTACACTTATCATATTTATTATTTTTTATAAGGAAAAGCTTTATTTAAAGCTTCTTGTCTTTTTTTGCACCCACAATCTTTTTTACCCATAGCTTCAACTCCTTTTTTAACTAAAGTATCTATACCGGTTGCTTTAGTGAAATTAGCTATAGTATCTCCTAAACCTCTTGATGGTCTATTATTGTTACCTATATTATAGTTTCTTAAAGTTCTACTCATATAATTAAATTTTTAAAAAAGGTTACCCCGAAGGGTAACCATAATTATTTATTACGAATTTAATCGCTTCTCTATATTATTATAAATTTCCATACCTTCATCAGTTTTAAACCAATGTGCTAAAGCGGTATATGGATGTTCATCAAAAGGAACTGTCATTATAGATCTATTATTAGAACCCCATAAAAAGTTTCTTTGATCTGAAGATAATTTAATAATACCAAGTTCAGTAGCTTTTATACCAAAGTTTCTAAGCTGAACATTATCGTCAGCAGCTAACTCTAAGAACAAAGCAGGATTATTACGAGCAAATACTAGTAAATCTCTTCTAAGTTCCTTAGAACTTAAATCTGATACCTTAGAACCAACTTCTACTCGCATAATAGCTTCTGCTAAATCTATATCTAAATTTTTAGCAGCAACTAAAGCTTCTACTTGCATTTCTAATATATCTATTTCTTCTTCAGCTACTACTGAAGGTTGGTGTTCATAAAATATTTTATCTCTATGTGGATGATATAAAGATAAAAGTTTTTGTAAAACTGTTTTTTCTTTTGGAACAAATAAAGATCCACTTCTAAAAATAATATGCTCTAATCTTTGATCACCTTTCATTTCATCTACAAATGATGTTTTTTGATTTTGACAATATTTTAATTCTCTTTCATAACCTTTTTCTGCGTCAAAATAGTAAATACCAGTAGCTTTTATCATTCTTGATAAAGGTTTTTTATTTCCTTTTAAATAATAAATTCTATCTTTTATTTCCCACTCAGGTTTCTTTGGTTCAACTTTTTTAGGTTTTGGTGTTTCAACAACTGGTGTTTCAACAACAGGTACTTCTACCTTTTCTTTTTTTGTTTCTTGTTTTTTTGCCATAATATAATATATAATAAAATTAATAAAAATAAAAGGCCGAGGCCGAAGCCCCGGTCTTTTAAAAATTGATTAGTTTAATAACATAAAGTTGTTAGCACCTTGTGTAACTAAACATCTTTCAGTTAAGAAGTGAACTTCCATAGCGTCTAACGCTGAAGTAGCAGCACCAACAGAACCAGTAACCCAAGTTTTCATTCTTCGGTCATCAGTTTGTGAAGCTCTATATCTAACGTGTAAAAATGGACGTTTCATGTTTTTACCCATCATTTGGTCATAAACAGTAGATGTACCAGCTGGAACAAATATTCCTCTAATTGCGCTAGCAGTGTTAGCAGCGTTGATACCACCTCTTGTAGCTTTGTCGTTTAAGTATCTGAAGTCAGATTTATAGAAGTCATAAGAACCTCTTCTAAAACCAGAGAAACCTAAATTTAATGCCATATCTTCAGAGTTATTAAATACTCCGTAAGAAGTACCACCAGCTCCGTAAGAGTTCATTGAAGCTAACATATCGTCTATAGCTAAACTAGTAGCTCTATTAACAAATACCATGTTTTCTTCAATAGCACCTTGATTGTCAAATTCAGCTAATATAGCATCGAATTCAGCTAAATCACTACCACCACCAGTGATACCAGAACTTACATTACCTCTTGTTTCAACAGCTTGGAATAATCCCATTGTACCAACAGTACTAATACCAGACTGAGTACCAGGGTTAATAATGTTAGACCCATCAATCTCAGATGCAGCTTCGTTTAATTCAGCTTCTAACATAGCCATTTCTAAGTAATCAGTAAACCTTAATCTAGTTTCAGCTTCAGCTTTTAAGTACCATAAATAACCAGAAGTACCATCTTCAGCAGAAACTTCAACCCAACCAACTCTAGAAGCATCAGAACCTGATACAGCATAATAATCTTTCATTATAATTGGTTTGTTAGAATAACTTTTGAAAGATGGCTCATTTCCACCTCTTTGATCAGTAGCAGAACCGTTTTGTCCAGCAGACGTTGTATAATTGTCTCCTTTTCCATATTCAGAACCATAAACTAATATAGTTGTGTCTTGAGTTCCACCAGTAGTTGTTAATCCAGCAGTGTTTAAAGAAGCAAAGTCATAAGGTAATACATCGATCATAGAACCTGTATCAACAGCTTCTACTAAACATTTCACAACACCTTGAGAGTTTGCTACAATAACTGTATCATTAACTCTAATACCGTGATTTGCACCTATATCATTTCCATCGATATCAACTTCAATTTCGATTTGACCACCAGAAGCTGTACCACCAGTATTTGCTTCAATGTGACCTTTGTATGATAAATGCAAACGACCTTGTTCAGACCAAACAACTTGGTCAGAAGTCATTGCTTCTTCAGCACCAACTTGAGCTAAGAAACCTGAAATAGTTCTCGGTCCGAAAACTTCAGCTTCTTTCTCCATTAGTTCTGGTAAATATTGTTGAGCCCACGTCGTGTCCGTAGAACCCGTAAAATCAAGGTAATTTGAAGCTAATGCTTGTGGCACTGGGGCCGGCACAGCGTTCAATTTACCAAAATTATTATTTCCTGCAGTAATTGCCATAATTTTAAATTTTTAAATTGTTATTATTTTTTATTTTTAATTTTAAACTTAAAATCGGAAGAATTATCACCTAAAACTTTTACTTTTATTCCACCAGCCTCTATTTGTCCATGAGCTTGTCTTGGATTCATATCAACATTTTTAGCTTTAGCAATACTATTTTTCATAGCATCAGCTTTACCTTGTTCATAAAAGTGTTTTGCAATAGCATCGGCATTCATTGCTGTATATAAAGATTTGTGATAACCCTTAGCGTCTTCCATCGTGTTATTTTTATTCAAAAACTTTTTGACAAAATTATTGATGTCACTTTGAGTTTCTTTAACCTCGTTAGCATTTTTTACGTTAAATCTATATTTTTTATCCCCGACATTATATTCAAAACCTTTGAACTTATCGTTGAAAACTTGATCAGTTTTCTTTAAAAAAGTAGATGTAGCAGCATCTGCTATTTTCTGATTTTCTTCAGATTCTTTGTTGTATCTATTAAAGAAATCCATAGCTTTTTGTTGTTCAGGCGTAAGCTTTGAACCAGCTTTAATTTCTTTATAGTATTTGGACTTTTGCCCGTCCAAGTGGCTTCTAGCGCTGGCAACTTGCTCTTTTAACGCTAATTTTTTTCTTTTTATTTCTCTATCAGAATCTTCTTCTTCATCTATTTGAAAAGAATCTTCCATTAAAAAGTTTATTTCATCATTAGTTAAATGTGGTTTTGTTTGTCTATAATATTCATATAAAACATCGTTATCATCTAACTTACTATAATCTTGATTAATTTTTACATAATCGTTTATATCACCACCAGTTTCTTCCATAAAGTCAACTAACTTTTGAATATTTTCTGGTAGTGGTTTTCCGGTTGCTTGAGCTTCAGCTATAGCCTCTTCAACTTGCTCTTCTACTTCTGCAACTTCTTCTTCAGTTGACTCTTCAGTAATTTCTTCTAATACTGTTTCTTCTTGTGCTTCTGCTTCCGGTTGTATTTCTTCTTGTTTTTCTGTGGACTCGGTGTTTTTAGACTCTGCAACCACTCCGCTGTCGTCAGCGTTATCTTCTTTAGTTTCATTTTTTTCTTCTGGTTTTGGTGGTTTACTTAAATCTACTTTAATGACATTGTCATCACTTTTTTCTTCATTACTAATATTTACTTTAGTAACGTTTTTTGGTGTAGTTTCTTCAACTACATTTTCTTTATTTTCTTCCATAATATAATATAATAATAATTAATAATTTTTATCTAGGACCAAACGCGCCTAAATCAAATCCGCCTCCCATAATATCATTACCTGCAGACTCAAAGTTTTTAGGTGGTTTATCTGATTTTCTTTGCTCAATCATCTCGCTTTGTTGAGTTGCTTGAATTTTTGTTCTTTCGTCTTTACGATCTTCTTTTTCTTTTTCTCTTTGTTTTAAACCCTCTGTCTCTACACCTTTTAATGCCATGTTATATTGAAATTCTAAAGCCATTAATTCTTTTTTAAGATTAGCTTCAGCTTGCATTTTTTGTGCATCAAGTTGTGCTTTTACTTGTTCAAGCTCTGCTTTACTAGCTGTTAAAGCTTGTTCTTTTTGCATATCAACTTGAGCTGCCGCTTGAGCTGACTGTTGATTTGCTTGTGCTTGTGCTTGTATATTTTCCATTTGAAGTTGTCTATCTTTTTCTTCTTTCTTTTTTCTACGTATTTTAAGAAGTTGATTAGCAAGTTTTATACTTTTTATTTCTCTAAGATCAATAGCATCTTCTAGTTCTATAGTTTTTTGTTGCAACGCCATCTGAATATTGTTTTCAAGCATTGCTTTTTCTTCTTCATCTGGAGTTAATTGTAAAAATATACCAAAGTCATACAAATGTAAATTAGACATTTCTTCTAAGGTAGCTACGTTATGAACTCCTATAGCCTGTATAAAAGCTTCTTTAGTTGGTGAATATTCTATAATATCAGATATTCTAAGAGATAAACACTCAGCTGTTTCCGCTGTTAAATATAATCCAGCTTGCAGTATATGCCTTGTTGCTGTATTTGAGTTCGCAGCAGCTAATTTTTGAACACCTACTAAAGCATTTTTATCAGGCATACTACCATCTCTAGCTTCGTTTAACCCGGTTACATCTCTTATCATTTGTAAGTAGTAATTATAATTACCTATAAGAGCTTGCATTTTATTACCACCACTTGCGCTAGTTATTTCTTGAATAGGTATTTTACCTGGATTCATATCACCATCTTGTGTAAACGATCTACCAATAACAGAACCTGTTTGGAAGAACATATTTAAAGCTTCTTGTGGGTTATAATTTGTACCATTACCTAAATCTATTTCAGCTAAACCATCAGCGTCTAGATAAACACCATCAGGAACCATACGAGACATTACTTGTTGTAATTTTAAATGTGTTAGTTGTATCATGTCTGCAAAACCAGTTATACGTTTTACTAAAGAATCAATTCTACCATTATAAATTCTAGGAGCCACAATAGAATAATTCATTTTTACTTTAGTATAATCACTTTTTGGTCTCATCATGTTTTTAGCCATTTCCCACTTAAGTAATTTATTTGTACCTAGTATTAAAGCGCCTTCGTAAAGAGTTTCTATAGATTTTAGTAGTTTACCAAAACCACCTTCCATATTTTCTGGCGGATCAAATTGGTCATCTTTAGGTATTATTTTATCTGCACCAGTACCTGTTTCTTTTATTTTATAAACTTCATTCATATAAGTTTTATAATTAAAATATAAAACTTGTACTGTATTGTTGTCTTCTTTCTTTTTATCATAACGAGTATTATAATTATTTCTATTATAATTCTTGTTATTCATTATATCTTCAAGATCTTCTTGTGATAAATGAGGAAACTGTTTAGCTAGTTCATTTACAGGTATACTTTTTACTTCACCAACGTAATATATATCTTCAAAATATGGAGAATCGCTATAAGAATAAACTAAATTAGCCGGATCAACATAGTCTATAGTAACACCTTCTGAAGTATTAAAACTTGTTTTTGTTGCACCTATACCTAAAACAGCTAAATCATAATAAAAACGTTTTTTAATTAATTCGTAATTATTACCTTCAAACAATACTTTTAAAGCTTGTTCTTCAGCTAACTCTACAGCTTGCTTATAACTTATTTGCATATGTAATGCTAATTCTTCTGGAGTTTCTGGTAGTGTATTTTTATCATTTTCATAAAGATCCATACCCATTGTTTGGGCAGCAACATCATTAAATTCTTTTGTTTCCATATCTCTCATTATAGACTCCATATATTCAGTCCTTTGAGCAATGCCATATGGATCTTGAGAAAAAGCTTTTATATCATACGTTCTTTCAGCTATACCATTCACAACTATATCAACAAACTTAGATATAATAGGAATAGGTTTCCAGTCTAAATTTAAATAGGACAAATCACCGTTTATAGATAACTCATCCTTATATTTTTGTATTGATTGTTCACCTCTAGCATATAATCTTAAATCATGAAAACTATTAAAGTTTGTCATATATCTATTATTAACACCTCTTTGATCTTCATCAAACCACTCTTTTTCAATTGCTTTAGCAACTTTTAAACCATAATCATAACTTAACTTTTCAGCATCACTTACAACTTGGCTTGGAAAATAATTTTTGTTAGAATATCCCATATTTATTCTTTGATTATTTTAGACGTGGTTCCAGTGTTAGAATATTTAGAAACACGTATATTTAATTTTGGTTTTTCAATTTTAGCATTTGGAGCATACAAATGTCTATTGCAAGCCATAATAGCTAAACCGCTACTTATTGTAGCGTCAAATTTTGTTCTTTTATTTATATCAAACTTAGCCCAATCATTTAATAATGTATTAAAATAAAGATCTCCAAAACTACCATCTTGTTTCATACCTACGTGATCTTGTATATACATTTCAATTGCAGCAGCATGAGCTTGTTTTATGTCTTCACTAGAGTTTGGTATACCACCTATTTCTTTTTCTGCTACAGATAATTTATTCCAAACTTTATCTGGTCTATTCATACTAAAACCTCTATAACCTCTACGTCTTAGATAATATAATAATCTAGGCTTATTATTCTCTGCAAGTATTGGCATACTATAAAACACTAAAGCCATTAACACATCTTCAAAAAATATTTCAGCTGTAGGTGGTCTTGATAAGTATTCTAAAAAGAAGCTATTAGCAGGAGCGTCCTCCATGCTGAACTTAGTTAGTCCGTGAAGTGCTCCTTTAGAACCTTCACCATCTACAGTTCCTGATATGTCATACGAGTCACACCCAAAAGCACCCATATGTTCATTACCAGGATATCTCACACCATTTTTTATTATAACTCTATTTTGTAATTGTTGTTTAGGTACCCAACTAACTTTAAATCTACCTTTTGGATCAGGATAAAATATTACTTGTGAATCTTTTATACCGTTTACCCATTGAAAATTACCAGTTGTTACACCTAAACTATTTGATAATTCTTCGTTATAATCTATCTGCTCGTATATTTTTACTAAATTAAATATACTATTTTTTGTTTCATCTCTAAACGCGTGTTCTTCTGTTCTTGGAAACTGTCTGTAAAATTCGTTTAAAGCATCTTGATCATCTTTTAAACCATCAGCCTCGTTTTGCCAACTATCTATTACGCCTATATCTATTAATTCACCGTCTGGGGCGAACACATCGATGTCAGGTGTATTAAATACTGGAAATCCGTACTCGTCAATAAATCCTTCGTAGTTCCACTCCATTGGGATAAACAAAGAATAGAGACCAGACTTCGTCTGACCATTTCTATTTCTTTTAGTGACATCGGATGCGTTGTATAGTTTTTTAAAATTGTCTCCACCTTTATCTAATGAGTTTGATGTTGAGCCCATCATGCATTTACCAACTATTCTACTACCTAATCGTAAACATGTTTTGGTTACTCTCCAGTTATTTAATATATTATCGGGTCTC